TTTTTCCTGAATCAACTGCTAAATTCAAAAAAGGTAGTATTTCAATTCAAAAGATTGGTGATACTTTGCCAGTAACAGAAGAGTTCTTTGAAGATGCTCAAATGTTTGCTGCTGAATTAGGTATGTTCTTGGAAACAAACGTAGCTATTAAAGTTGATACAGATGTAATCAATGCTACAGGTGCTGGTAACACAATTACAGGTTTAGTAGCTTCTGTAAACGCATTTACTCCAGTCGCTTCTGGAATTTCAGATGCTAACATTTACGACTTACTTGTAAAAGTTTCGGAATCAATTACATCGACTGGCGGTTCTAAATACACACCAAACTTCGCCGTAATGAACATTAGCGACATCAACAAAATGAAGTTGAAAAAAGATGCAAACGAAAACTACATAATTCCACCATTTGTAAGCCGTGATGGTTCAAATGTTTCAGGAATTACAGTTGTTGAGTGTAATGCTGTTACAGCTAACACAATGGTTGTAGGTGATAATAGATTCGCTAGAATTTACGAGAAACAAGGTGTTGAAATTTCAAAAGGTTATTCAGGTACTCAATTCGTTGAGGATGAAATGACATTGAAAGCACGTAAGAGATTAGCTTTCTTGATTAGATCAGCCGACAAAGGAGGATTCTTGAAAGTAACTTCTATTAGTGCTGCACTTGTAACTTTAGCTACATAATATGAAACCTGAAGTTGTTTTTACAGAGGACTTCGCTACTAAAAAAAAGGGAGAAAGTTGGAATTGTGATAAACAACTCGCAAGTCAATTAGTACACATTGATAAAGTAGCGGAATACAAAAAAGAAAAGGCAAAAGAAGTTAAACCAAAAGAAAATAAATAATGCCACAAATAGTCAATAGCACGTATTTTCAAAAAGCCAACGAGTTAAACATTCCGTTGTCTGTACCTTTTATCACGGCTAATCCAGCATTAGAAACGCCAAACGAAAAAGCGTTCTTGGATGAATTGTGTGTAAAGATTGAAAAAGAACTATTGATTAACGCATTAGGTTTAGCAACTTATAACACTCTACAATTAGCGTTAGCGGATATCGACAATCCGCTATACGCTTCTTATAAAAAGTTAGTTCAAGGCGAAGAGTACGACAATAAAATTTGGATCGGGCTAGATAATGATTATTCGTTAATTGCTTGGAGAATTTTAGAGCAGTATTTATTTAAGTCAAATGAGCAACTTACAGCATTAGGAACTGTAAATGTACAACCCGAAAAAGCACAGCTTAAAAGCCCTAAATATAAAATCGCTTCAGCAAACGCAAACTTCATTAACGGCTACCAAAAAGGATATTTAGAATTTCCGATTATCAGTTTTGATGGCGTTTTTGTTGATTGGTTTGGTTTTGATAACGATACCTATGTGAGTTTGTATCAATATTTAAACGACAAAAACGAAGATTTTAGTATCGAATACTTTAAAAGCTATGATACTCAAAACTCTTTTGGAATATGATGGTATTTGAAGACCAATTAGCGAGGCTAGTCGAAGTATTACCGCAGATTACAAGCGGTGATTTATCACAAAAGATTAATTTCGGTTGGGGTACTGAATCAGTATTAGCTAAGTATTTGGTTTTAAAAGGTCGGTTAAGCTTTCCGCTTATTTGGTTAGTAGAGAATGTAGATACAAACAATCTAAGAGAGCCTAACGTTTCACGTGACGCTAAGATTGTTATTCTTTACGAAAGCCAAGCGCCTGATGAACTTAATCCTTATCAACACGAGTTTGATTACAAGGTTATTTTACAACCTATATGCGACAATTTAATAACGGCTTTAAAGCAAAGCGGAATAAGTAGGTTTGATGATTCAGATTTTAGAACGCAAAGGGTAAAGAATTATTCAATGCGAAAAGAAGATGAATCGATAATTTACATTTGTAACGCTATTGTGTTTGAAGCAAAAATAACGTTTAGCGGGATTAGTTCTTGTTTAAACGAAATCGATTTTAACAATTAATAAAAAATAGAAAATATGGCAGTTTTAATAAACTCAAAAGACTGTTCTACAACGGTCAAAAATTTAGGAGTTCCAGATTGTTTACTAAACAACGGTCGAATTACCGGTATGATTGCGGTTAGTCCTTCGTGGTCTATCAATATCACAAGTGGCACGTTTGATTTAACAGAGGTTAACGACCTTATTCAGGCGGGTACATTTATTCCAGTACTTGGAGCGGTTGAGGTAGTAAACGGAACGCCTGAAGCAACAACTGAAGAGTATCAAGGCGGTATTATGTCGGTTGTTCGTAACGGACTCCCAATGTTCACGTTTAAATTCCTTAAAGGTTGGGCGTATGCACGTGCATTGTATTCAATGAACAGCTTTCAAGCTTATAAAGTACTTTTAGTATTTGAAGATGGTTCAATTGCTGGAGCATTAGACGGTACAACTTTTAGTGGGTATTCTTTAGGGATGCTTAACACGGGTACGTTTATGCACACGGACGGTTCGGTAAGTGGTTACGTGAATACAGTTATTCAATTAACAAGTACTGACGAATACAACCTTAACACGGCAGTAATCGATAAATCTGTATCAGGATTTAACGCAAACAACTTATTCCCGATTACGGATATTGCAATGACGGGACGCGCTGATGTTTCAGAGGGTAAGGTTTACTTTAAACCAACTTTTGAAATGAATCAATCATCTACTTTGTTGGGTTTAGCAATTGCTAATCTAAGATGTACTATTGATGGCACACTTGATACAATTGTGGCATTATCTTTGGTTTACAATTCAACAACGAAAGAATGGGAGTTTCAAACTACAACTTCATTTACTACTTCGAGTTCAATTGTGGTGCAGTTGTACGATTCAGTTAACAGTATTGCGGTTGCTAAAATCGGAACGAAGTATTATAAGGGTGCTACAAGTGCGATTACGCCAGTTGCATAGTTGTAAATTAAAAACTTATTCCTATATTTGCATAGGACATAGCAATACAAAACAACGAATGAGAAGGCAATCAATTAAATTTGGTTGCCTTTTTTAAATTATAAGATTATGGAAATATTCGGAAAACATATTTTTGGAAGCGATGCGGAACAATTCAAGTCTCTACCTATTTTAAATCAAGTTGAATGGATAAAAAAAAATACTAATCAGAAAAATGATGATTTGATTGATGAGTTTTTGAGTAACATTCCAGAGAATAACGACAAACAATGTTTAAATTGCGGAACAAATGGCAATATCGGCAAAGGAATACCAAAAGAGATTGATACCGTTATTGAATCAGTCAACACTACGTCAAATGATAAACGAAATAGTGTTAAGCGACAACGAAAAGTTAAAAGCGGAAAAGATAAAGGAGTTTGAGCAAGGTGTTAGACCCGATGGCAGTAGAATAGGAACGTATCGAGACCCAGAGTATAGAGAAATAAAATTAGCACAAAATCCACTAGCAGATGGTTACGTCGATTTGCTTTATACTTGGAGAACAGCAAGAAGTTTATTTGTTCATATTGGAAGCGAACCAAACGGTTATTTATTTGGATGGACTGATAATTATAATTTAGTTGGCAAGTACGGTTTAGATATTTTAGGATTAAATCAAGAATGGTTTGATAAAAGACAAAAAGACATTTACAGATATACAATGATATTTCAAATTAAAAAACAGTATAAAATTGCCTAAGTACAACTCAATAGAAACAATCCCAGCTAAAACATTCTTTGAAATATTAGAATCAAAGAACTATCAGCTCCTAAAACCTAAACCAAGCGAAAAAGGATTAGAAGAAGTTTTTATTAGTATTTACGATGAATTTTTCCTTAAATCAGATAACCCAGAGGCAAATGAATATTTGAAAGTGACTAAAGATATTGCTTATATCGAGTATAAAATAGCTGTTTTAAAACAAAGTTTATATTTCTATTATGCTAATAAAACAACCGAGCAAATGAGGTTAGATTTTATTGAAACCATTAAAGAGGTTTATAATATAGAAATTGACAAAACAAAACCTTTTATTGATGAAGTCCAAAAGGTATTAACTATTGAAATTGGTATTTTAGAGAATGATTTGAATCCTTTAAAAAGTCATTACGATAGTTTAATTAAAAATAGTAAATCAAAGAATTTTGATTATTACGAAAGTATAGGAGTATTAAGTAATGTTTTACAAAGTAATTCATTATTAAAAGAAAATATGACATTAGCGGTTTATGTTACCTTAGAAAAACTAGCAAATAAAGTTGTTGAACAACAAAAGAAAAAGAAATAATGGCAGAATTTATTGAGTTCCTTTCACCTAGCGCACTTGCAGACTTAAAAAAAGGTAATGATGAACTATTACTTATGATTAAGAATGTCGATGTAATAGGACAAAAAATGTCTAAAATTAACACTCCTAGCGGTTCAGATAGCGCTATTAAAAAACTAACGGTAGAATATCAAAAACAAGAAAAAGCTATTCAAAGTTTACAATCAAAATTAGAAGTTGCATCAAAAAAACAACAATCTGAATTAGAAAAAACAAGATTAGCTGAAATTAGACTTGCTCAACAAAGAGAAAAAGCATTTGATAAATACGAAATTCAATTAAGTAAAGAACAAGCTAAACTTAGTCAAGCTAATAGTTTGTATAATCAAACTCAACAAAAAGTTAATCAACTAACAAAAACTTATAATGATTTAGCTATTAAAAAAGAATTAGGGGCAAAATTAACTACGATGGAAATGGTTCAATTGTCAAAGTTAACAAGCGAACTTAATATTTATCAATCAGCACTTATAAAAGTTGATAAAGACATTCAAAAGAACGGACGTAATGTAGGTAATTACGCAAGTGGTTGGAATGGACTTTCAAACTCTATTAATCAACTAAGTAGAGAAGCTCCAGCATTTGCAAATTCAGTACAAACTGGATTTATGGCATTATCTAACAATTTACCTATTTTATTTGATGAAATTACAAAGGTAAAGAACGCTAATAAAGAACTAATTGCACAAGGACAGCCTATTAGAAGTACATTTTCCCAAATTGCTGGCGCAATATTTAGCTGGCAAACTTTGTTAAGCGTTGGAGTAACTGTTTTAACTCTTTATGGTGCTAAAATATGGGATTCTATATCTGGTTCAAAACAAAAAAAGATTGCATTAGAAGAAGAAAAAAAAGCTTTAGAAGAAAAAATTGAAGCAGAAAAACAACAAAATACAGCAATAGGACAATCAATAGCACAAGAGCAAAATAGAGCAAGGATTTTATTTGAAATAGCAAGAAATACAGAAGTAAGCGATACTAAAAGAAAAGATGCTTTAAAAGAATTACGTTTACGATATGGAGCGTATTTAAAAGACTTAACAGATGAAAAAATATTAGCTGGTGAAACTGCTGAACAAGAAGAAAGGCTAAACAATGCTTTAATTGGAAGAGGTTATGCTTTAGCTACTCAAAATCTATTGGAACAAAATGCAACTGCCCAAATGAGCGCACAAGTTGAATATCAAAAAACACTTGCAAAAACTTATAAAGACATTCAAGGATTAAGAAATA